TAAATTAGAAGTTCTATTAAAAAAAGCATCAATGTATTGTTCCGCTATTTCATCGTTAGTACTTGGTCTATCTTGTGTGTTAAAACTTTCATAGTTAGTATAAAGAGTATATGCTTCACTATAAAGACTTCTTAAAGTAGTCTCAGTATCATTTGCTGTTACTTCATTAACTACTGCCTGTTCATAAGTTATATTTGGAATTTCTGGCGCATCAGGCAGTAGTTCTCTCTGTCGTTCTATACTTTCTTCTATAACATCTAGTTCTTGATTGCGTACTATTAGGTGTTGTATTAGTTGTAGTGGTTCTAAATCTAATAGTTGTCTTCGTTGTATTGGATCTAATATATATTGTGGTTGTATTTGGAATAGTGGTTGTATTTGTCGTTCTATAGAAATATAAGGTATATTAGTTATACGTTGCTTACAATTAGGACATTTTCCTTGACTTCTAACTAACCAATTTACTATACAATCTTTATGGAATCTATGTCCACAAGGTAATGCTGTAGCAACATTTTCAGTCAAAGGTTCTAAACATATTGAACAATTATTGTCTGTTAACATATTAGTTATTACTCTTTTCATTACTTTTCTAGTTTGTTTGCCTCTAACTCTTGACTGAATTTTACGACTTGCTTTTGACCTTAGTCTTTTCCTACTTTTAAAGCGTTTTTGAATTTTTTTAGCTGCTGAGCTTCTTATTCGAGATGATCTGCGTGTTTGAGAAGGCATATGTAATATAATAAAATATAATATAATATTTTATTATATTATAAAATAATCTATGAATTCTACTAAGTCAAATTTAGCAAATAAAAATAGAAAACCAATTTTTAAAAATAATAATTTAATGCAATTATTTAAGTTATTAAATGAAAAAAAAGGATTTTTTGCGCTAATTTTAGCAACTTTAATATCCCAACTGTATATTACTTATTATGTAAGTGAAAATATTAAAGTAGAGGAAGATGATAATAAAAAAATATTCAACAGCAAAGTTATTGGAGCATATATTGTACTATTTGTGGTAATTTTAATTTTGGCATTTATTACTATGCCTCCATGGCTAAAATTTATATTATTTTCTATATTTTCAACTGCTTTTGGTGTAATTTTAGGATATAGAAAATCAGGAGTAGATCCTGGTATTGTTAAAAGCGCTTTAGTCGGAACAGCTAGTATTTTTATTACTATGTTTGCTTTTGGAGTGGCATTAATAGCCAGTGGTATTAAATTAGGTTTACAATTTGGACTTGGTTTGTTTTTTGCTTTATTGTTGTTAGTAATTATTTTCATCGTCAATATTTTTATTCTTGAATCTTCGTTTTTAAAAAAAATAATAGTTATTGGTTCATTACTGCTATTTTCAATATATATTATGTATGATACTAATAGTATATTACAAAGAAATTATTACGGAGACTTTGTAACAGCATCCTTAGATTACTATATAGATATAATCAATATTTTTAGCGATTTATTAATTGGGTTACAGTTTGATGATTGAATTATATGAATAAAATTTTTTCATAAACTAGTCTTGTTTATTTATATAATTTATAGTAATAATTTAGAAAAAAACATTTATATTTTTATATTTTTATATTTTTATATTTTTATATTATATATAATATGTCTTTTATAGGACGTAGCATTTTAGGTTACACACCAAGCGGCGCAGCAAGATCAACTGGACAAACCGAGCAGCAACCAGCATAGGCAGTGGCCGTGGAGGCGGAGAGGGCAGAGGCGGAAAGGGCGGAGGCGGAGGCGGAGAGGCCATTGGCCGCGTGGGCGAGTCGGGCGCGGGCAGCCACGAAGGCAAAGACCGAGAGGGCAGAGGCGGAGAGGGAAGCGGCCGAGATGGAAATTCCGGCCGACACAAGCGTCAAGATGGACATGGCCGCATTAATATTAAAGCAACAAGAAAATATAGCAGAATTAAAACAACATTATCAATCTATGAACGCTTTAATAAATAACATAGATAAAACAGCAAATAGTTTTCAAACTATTACAAATACGAATCAGTTGGAAGCAGGAGGAAAAAAATCAAGAAGAAAAAGACATAGAAGAAGACATAGAAGAAGAACCAAAAAATATTAATAATAAAAATATTATATTAAGATACTTTATAAATTATAATAATAAATAATATTTATTATTATTATTCAATATAAATTATTCTATTTATGATTAAATAATTTTATAATTTTCTGCACATTTTTCAGCATTGTCAATTAACCACTATTATCGTATTAGATCATTTCTAGTGCCAAGAGCAACTTCTTTAAGTCAACCTGCGGAATAGGGATCCTCCACCGCCTCCTCGGCAGCCTCCACCGCCTCCTCGGCAGCCTCCACCGCCTCCTCGGCAGCCTCCTCCCCCGCAGTCCTCACCACTCTCACAGCTGCCTCTGCCACATCCTCCGCCACCTCCGCCCTTGCCACCGCCGCATCCGCTGCTTGTGCCACTATCTCCACTGCCTGATTAACCGCAGTATTTACCATATTAACTACAATATCCCCCGTAAACAATGTCTCTGCCTGCGTATTTGCCTCCGCCGCCGCCGCCCTCGCCCTCGCCTCCACCGCATTCACTGCCTCCAGCACTAGATCCGCCGCCCACGCAGCCTCCGCCCTCGCCCTCGCCGCCGCCGCCGCCCTCGCCGCCCCCTCCCTCTGGATCGACCAATATCGTGGCGCATGCCGTCTCTTCGCCGCTGCCGTTGCCATCTCGTGTGCTTCTCTCGCCTTACGCAGCATCACCAAGATCACCTTATCAATAGCTTTATTTACCTGATCCACCATCTGCTCCTCCGTAAACACTACATCCTTCATTCCTCCTGCTACTTGTAATTTTTTACCCAGTCTCTTAATACGAGATTTTCTTGCATTTTTACTCCATCTCTTAATATTAAATTTTCTTGTGTTTTTACTTCTATAACGTTTTTTCTTAAAAGATCCCATATTTTTATAATAATATATAATATTATTATAAAAATATTAATTATGCTATTTTTAGAATATTATTATATAGTATATTTTTCTAAATAAAAATAATACTAATTTAGTTTAAAATCTTATGTGTAATATAAATTATTATGGTATAGGAATGAACTTCCACCCTAAATCTTCACATATTTTTTTCCATATTTGGTCTTGTTCTATGCGTTTTTCGCGATCTTTTAACATAGGAAAATAAGGCAAAAAACTGCGTTCATTAAGCAATTCACATAATTTATATAATGTATAATAATAGTTTAAAAAATTCACTCTATCTTTTGGACAATATTTCGAATAAGGTTTTTGTAATTCCATGAATAAATTACATAATGTTTCTTCCAATTCAGCACTCATTATTGGAGGTCTTATTCCTAATTTATCTTTTATAAATGGAATATGTTCATAATATTTATTATAACCCAGATTTTTCAATATTTCTTTGGTTTTTTTATTTGTTAATTCATTAAGACTTATGCGCTCTTTCTTGATTTGATTTTTAATATTTTCAAATACTTCATCGGGTATATTTGTACTTTCTTTTGCTTGAAACTGTGCTAATATTTCTTTCAAATGATTTATTCTTTTATACGCATAAAAACATACCTCTTTTGGTGGTTCTTTATAAGAAGGTTTATCTATTTCAATTAAATATTTAATACTATTAGAGCAATTACTACATATAGACATCCCTTCACTTTCTACATAAACCATTTCTCCCTTCTTACATAAACTACATATATCTGATGGATAAATAAATTTATCATAATTTAAGTATTTAGAATCAATATTATTAAAATATTTGTCTATAGAATTATTATTATTTGTTTTAATATAATTTTCATCTGTTATTTTAGCATTATTTGTTTCACAATTTATAACATTATTTGATTCATCCAAAATATTTAGTGAAAAAAATTGTTTTACTATATTATTTTTATCTGAATTCTCAAATGTATCATTAGTAGATATATTCTTTTTATTTTCAAAATAATCAAATATGTATTTAGAGTTATTTAGATAATAATTCTTTTCTTTAGATTTAAGAGATTTAATAATATTTTTATACTTAGTAATATTATCTAATATTTCTAATTTATTTTTTGATTTATTTAACATTGATTCAAGTTTATCAATTTGTTTTAAGTATTTAGGAATAACTACTTCCTCATTATGTTTGAAAGATTTTATTATTTCATTGTGTTTGTTATCCAATGTAGTTTTAATAGCATTAAATTTTTTCATTTACTTGAGATTATATTTTTAAAGTAGTAAAAATCTATATGATAATATATTTAATTATTTAATTTTTAATAATTTAAATTAAATTATTTAATTAAATTAATTAAATTAATTAAATTAAATTAAATTAATTAAATTAAATTAATTAAATTAATTTACAAAAAATTTTTTTCTTTAGGAATATTATAAAAAAATGGCTGGTGGATTAATGCAATTAGTCGCCTATGGCGCTCAAGACGTATATTTAACAGGTAACCCCCAAATTACCTTTTGGAAAGTAACTTACCGTAGGCATACCAACTTTGCGATGGAATCAATTGAACAAACTTTCAACGGTCAAGCGGATTTCGGCCGCAGAGTTACATGCACTATTTCTCGCAACGGCGATTTAGCTTACCGCACTTATTTACAGATTACACTTCCCGAAATTGGTCAAGGATTAGCAAACTCTACTGGCAGCAATGATGTATATGCTAGATGGTTAGATTTCCCAGGTGAGCAATTAATTTCACAAGTTGAAGTTGAAATTGGTGGCCAGCGAATTGATCGCCAATATGGTGATTGGATGCATATTTGGTGCCAATTAACTTTATCAAAAGAACAAGAACGTGGATACTACAAAATGATTGGCAATACTACTCAATTAACCTACATTTGCGATCCGGATTTTGCCGAAGTTGATGGTCCTTGCTCTGCTGACGGTATTCGTCAAGTTTGTGCTCCTCGCAGAGCACTTCCTGAAACAACCTTATATGTGCCATTACAGTTCTGGTATTGCCGTAATCCCGGTTTAGCATTACCTTTAATTGCTTTACAATACCACGAAGTAAAAATCAATTTAGACATTCGCAATATTGAAGAATGCTTATGGGCAGTAGATAAACTTGATGGCACTGGTATTAAAATTAATAATGCATACAAACAATCATTGGCTGCCGCGTCGTTATTTGTTGATTACATTTTCTTAGATACTGATGAACGTAGACGTATGGCGCAAAACCCACACGAATATTTAATTGAACAATTACAGTTCACTGGTGATGAATCGGTTGGTTCGTCATCAAATAAAATTAAATTAAATTTAAATCATCCATGCAAAGAATTAATTTGGGTTGTCCAACCAGATGCCAATGTAGATTATTGTGCTTCGGTTGCGACAAACACTGACCTAAATAAATTATTAGGTGCGCAACCCTTTAACTACACAGATGCATATGACGCATTACCAAATGCTGTTCATGCTTTCGGTGGTAAAAATGCGATATCTACATCCGGATCTGGCACTACTAGCAATGCTTTCATCAATGCTAGTGGAATGTTCCAAGATCCATTTGCTAATGATGTTACAACTTCTGGTGCAGTCGCCAACGGATGGGGCGGTGCCACTAATACCGCAGACTCAGGAGTTTCGGATGCGGGAACCTTTGTTTTAGCTGAAACTGCGTTAGATATGCACTGCTGGGGTGAAAATCCAGTTGTTGTTGCCAAATTACAATTAAATGGTCAAGACAGATTCTCAGAGCGCGAAGGCACATATTTCGACTTAGTTCAACCTTTCCAGCACCACACTCGCGCACCAGACACCGGCATTAATGTTTATTCGTTTGCCTTAAGACCCGAAGAACATCAACCATCGGGCACATGCAATTTCTCGAGAATTGACAATGCCACTTTACAGTTAGTATTATCTAATGCTACTGTTTCTGGTGTAAGCACTGCTAAAGTTCGTGTGTATGCTGTAAATTACAATGTTCTTCGCATTATGTCGGGTATGGGTGGTCTTGCTTATTCAAATTAAGTAATAAGGCTTATTAATATTTATAAAAAGTTTTATTATACAAAATAAAACTTTTTATCTTTTGTGTTTTAAAATAAAATATTTTTAAATATATAAGCATTACTATGAAAACATCTCTTGTTTTAAGTAGTTTTTACATTACATATACTTTTTTACTTACCACTTCAGCTATAACATTTATTGAAGCATTAAGAAATCCTATTCCGCAAATTCGTCATATAATGAATTTAGAAACTTGTATTTCAATTATTGCTAGTTATTTTTACAGTTTATTTATTGCCGAAATAAATAAATCAGAAAAAAATGACTCTAAAGAAAATGACTCTAAAGAAAATGACTCTAAAAAAAATGACTCTAAAAAAAATGATAATATTGATTCTACAGATAATCTTCCTTTAGCAAAAATTAATATTATGCGTTACTCTGATTGGGTAATTACTACTCCTTTTATGTTATTGGCTCTTTCTATTGTTTTAGGATATGAAAATAAAATATCGGTTAGATTTAAACCATTTTTAGTGGTTGTATTTTTTAATTTTTTGATGTTAGGTTTTGGATATAGCGGAGAAATAGGTTTATTAAATAGAAATTTAGCCAACTTTATAGGATTTATATTCTTTTTTCTAACATTTGGCACCCTATGGAAACTCTTTATGACTTGTGCAAAAGTAACCTTTCAATCTAAACTAATATTTTGGTTATATATAGGTTTGTGGTCTTTATATGGAGTATTTTATCAATTAAATGAAACTTATAAAATGATAGGGTATAATATATTGGACTTAGTCGCCAAAGCATTTGTTGGAATTTTCTTTTGGCTATATTTAACAAAAGCTGTAATATTTTAATGTATTATTTTAATATAAATGAATGATTTATCAAATATTATTATAAAAAAAGAAGAAGTTAAGAGAGAACGAAAGCATAATGCTATAAAATTGCCAGAAAATCTAGAACAATATGATTTACCTATTTATGTTAATTATTACAAAGAATGCTATGACCAAAAAAATAAATGCTATAGAGAATATTTTAAAATAGAAAAACACCCTCACAATATAAATAATAAATTATACGTATCATCTAAATCAAATAAAATAACTATATTAGAAAAATTAGAAGAAATAAAAAAAATGTTATTAATTATAGAAGAAGAATATGAAATAAATAATAAAAATAATGAAACACAACAAGTTATAAAAGACGAAGAACCAATTATAAAAAATGAAACACAAGTTGTGAATATTTCACAAAACAAAAATTTTTCAATTGTCTTACCAAAATATATTGCTATCAGAAAACACGAAACAGAAGCCCATAAATATTATTTAATATATGATAAAAAGTCAGGTTCTAAAAGAAATACAATGAGAGCATTATGTTCAAATTCAACATTATTAAAAACCAATTTAGAATTATTTATACAAAAAATAGAAGAAAAATTCTATACATAATTACATTACAAAAAATATATAAATATATTATTATTATTATTTTTTATAATGTTTTTAAAATTAAAAACAAAAAATTATAAATTTAAAATATTATTTTTAAATGATGATATAATATACTTAGTCAATAATTTAACAAAGATAAAATGTCATGTTTGTAATAAAAAATATAAACTACAGCATGATTTTTATAAGAAACAAAGCAAATTTTATTATTGCTCTAAAAATTGTTATCACTTTATTTAATTAAAAATATTTATAATTAATATTGTCAAATATTTTTTAAACAATTTGATTTATGCTTTATGCTTTATGCTTTATGCTTTATTATTACCACAAAGTATCATAATAAATTTCACTTATTACTTCTACTAATTCACTTGCTAACTTGTCTTCATCAATATCAAAGAAGCAATGTATTTTATCAAGGATTAACGAAGCTTCATCGTGCGGCCATAGTTCCCTATCTCCGGGCTCACGCAACAGTGTATTATATACATAAGTTATTACAGGAATATCTTCACAAGTTAAGGTAACTTTCTTTATATGTTCAATATAATCTTGAACGAATGGCAAATCTATAGTAAATGTTATATCAGTAAATGTTTGAGGATCTGTAGCCAGTTTATATTTCAAATATTCAATTATTAAAATTTTATTAGCATAAGCATCACAAATAGTTTGCGCACATATGTTTTTAAATTTATTTTCTATAAATGCTCCTGTCAATAATTCAATATTAAGATGTGGTTCATAATTAGTTTTTTCAATAAGCATTTGATGCTTTAACATTTTATAGTAAATATTGATTAGCAATAAAAATAAATATGTAATCAATTTTTTTTAACAAAATAATTTTTATTTAATAAAAATATTAAAATTTAAATATTAAAATAAAAAAATTGATTTCTTATTTTATTAAGTTTATTATTAACATTAATATTATATTATGGCATCGTTTATTCAAGAGGTTGTTGCTATTATTGATCGTTCCGGTTCTATGTGTGGTAAAGAACAAGATACTATTGGTGGAGTAAACTCTTCACTTGAAGTTATTAAGCAAGATTTAAAACCAGATGAGCAAGTAAATGTTTCTATCAAATTATTTGATCATGAAGAAAAAATGTTAATTAGATCATTAAATATTAATGATGTTAGACCAATTGAAATTAGACAATATGTTCCTCGAGGACAAACAGCATTATATGATGCTATTGGTTCAACTCTAACTTATTTTATGGAAAAAAAACTTCACGATCCAAAATGTTATGATAAGTGTTTAATTTATGTTGCTACAGATGGTTGTGAAAATTGTAGTAAAAAATTTAATGCAAAGTCTCTTAAGAAACTTATTGACAGCGCACAAAACTCATATAACATTGAGCTCCTTTATTTAGGTGCTAATCAGGATGCTATTTTGGAAGCATCAAAAATTGGTATTTTACCAACTCATGCTATTAATTATAGTGAAACACAAGAACAATGTATGTCAGCATATAGATCTGTTGGTAATGTTGTAAATAGGCAAAAAAGTAGTATAGAAACTGCATTTACACAAGTAGAACGCGCTCAATCTTATGTCACACCGCCGCCAACTGCTCGTACAAGCGAACCACCCCCATTAGTGCGTCAAAAAGCTATTCCACGTTCTTAAAATTAATCTATAAAAATAAATAAATAAAAATATTAATTTATCTTGATTTTTAAAAATATTTATTATTTTTTTTATAAAATATTTCATAAAAATATTTTATAAATTTTAAAAATATCATACATTGGGTGGGGTTCGAACCCACGAGGCCGAAGCCATGCGAACTTGAGTCGCACCCCTTAGACCACTCGGGCACCAATGCTCAAAAAGTGAATAGATTGTAGCAACCTATTAATTTAACTTGTAAAATTGTCTTTATGTTATTTTTTATCTATTATGATTAATAATTATGATTTATAATTATGATTTATAATTTTATTTATATTTTTATAAAAATATAAATAAATGATAATACATTGGATGGGATTTGAACCCATGAGGCCGAAGCCATGCGAACCTAACTCGCACCCCTTAGACCGCTCGGGCACCAATGCTTTAAAAATTGAATAGATTATATTCAACCTATTAATCTTACTTGTAAAATAGTCTTTATATTATTTTTTTAATATAATATTAAAATTAGAAATTATTTCTCATAGTTTTATTAATATAATAAATCATGGGTGCATAAAATATGGAACTTATATTTATTAAATATAACTTCATTTGTTGCTGTTTTTTCATATACACATAAACATGCTGAATATCAAAAGTTCCAAAAGTTGCCCAATAGCACCATAATAAATTGGTTGAACACGCTAATAATGATTGATAAAATGTTACATTTTTAGGTATATAAATGTTTACATATAAAAATGGAAAATTATGTAAAATCATATTTCCAATATGAAAAACAGGGAGCGAAAGTCTTCTTCTAATAGCCATTCTCTTAAAACTAGTATTATCCATAAAATATGCACCATTAAATGTAAAAAAAATTACGTGATTCCAACAATAACATATACTATATAAATAATCATAATCTACATAATTATTATAAGGTTTAAAATAACATAAAGTAAATAATGCCAAGTTAATATTTGTAAAAGGAATAATATGTTCTCTAATAATAAACTCCATTACTAAATTAATAATTAAGAGTAATAAATATTTAAATTATGATTACCAAATATTTAAATTCTATTGTTTCATAATTTTATATAATATCTAAATCAATCTTTCTTGATAATTATAAATTGGTATTCTTTTATTATAATGCACAAAATCTTTATAAAATTCCCCCGTAAAACTTAATATTCCACATGGAGGCATGAAAAATTCATATTCAGAATTAAACTGCGTTATCATTGGTCTTCGGTCAACTATGGCTTTTGCAATTAAGCATATCCCTTTTGTAGTTTCTTTGGGTATTTTTATACATATTATAAAATTATTTTCTGATGAACGCTCTCTACAGAACTGTATTGCTAATTTTAATAAAAATGTAGTAGAAAAATAACTATTCATATGAAATATATCAACCCAATTTCCAGTATCATTTTCATACATCATATCATACATAGTACTATATTGACGACATGAAAATACATAAAAATCTGAAGTTATTTCGTGAGTAAAAACTGGTTCAGTAAAATGACTCAATATACTAAAATTATTTTTATCTGCTCCGGTTTGTTCTTTTTCCTTATAATGAATTAGTAATTCATTTAATGTTGGTGGGTGTCTATTTGGTTGTGCTATATTTTTTGCTATAATTTCTGCTATATTTTCTGCTATATTAGTATTTATTATTTTATCTAGTTGTATTGGAATTGTAAAATACCATAACAACATCTCATATCTTTTTCTTATATCTTTATCGTTGAACTTTATCAGCACATCTAATGTTTTAATATTTAAATAAAATACAAAATCATATGCTTTAAGAAACATTTCTTTCGAATCAATTGTTGGTATAGAAGGTAGAATATATTCATTAAAATCTAAGATAGGACCAGTTCCACCTATAATTTTATTAAAAAATTGCAGTTTTTTGTTGGTCTTTTTTCTCATTTTTTTTGAGTATAATTTACGATTTAACTTAGTTAAATAGTTGTGCTTTTTATTTTTATTTCTATTTTTTCTTTTTCTTTTTGTTTTTGTTTTGTTTTGTTTTGTTTTTCGCATTTATTTTATATATTAAATATATATTAAATATATATTTAATATATTAAATGGCGACTAGACAGGCGCCATCAGAAAGTGCTAATGACTTTGTTTTAGGGACAAAGAAACGCGGTAATGATGGCAATATGTGGATCAAAAAACAAACAAAAAATAGTAAGCGGTGGTATAAAGTGAATAAAACAAAAAAGACAAATAAACAAGAAAATAAACAAAAAAAAACAAAAAAATATACAATTCATAAAAGCAAAAAAGATGACATTACAGTAGATAAATTAAGACAACTATTAAAAAAATACAATGTAACAACAAGTGGTTCAAAAGAAAAGATGGCACAAGGTTTATTTAGATTGAACACTTCAACAATTGAAACTAATGATTTAGAATTAATTTATAATTTATTAGATAAAGGTCAAAAAATTAAAGC